CGAAGATCGAGTCCGAGCTGATCGTGCTCAACAACCGCCGCGCCGACATCGAGCAGGCCAACGCTCGCAAGGCGGCCGCCGCCGAGCGCGAGCTGGCCGATGCGCTCGCCCAGGCGCGCGAGGAACTGGCCCAGATCACCGGCACGGCTACGGACACCGACAGGCGCGCAGCCATCGAGCGCGGCTACCGCGACCTGCGCGCCAGGCTGGCAGCAGAGGGCGACACCGAGGGCGTGTCTCTCGTCGATCGGCTCATCGACGTGAAGGCCGCGCAGGCCAACCTCGCCCGGCTGGAACAGGAGTGGCGTCTCGTCACCGAGCGGCTGCGCAACGCGCAGGAATCCATCCGTATCCAGCAGGAGGCCGGGCTGCTGACAGAGACTCAGGCGCGTCAGCAGATCGTGGCCCTGCAACAGCAATCAGCCACCGAGATGGAGCGCCTGTTGCCGACCATGCAGCAAGCCGCGCAGGCCATCGGGCCGGATGCGGTGATTCGCGTGCAGGCGTGGCGCAATGAGCTGGAGCGCACGAAGCTGGTCGTCGACGAACTTGCACCCCTATGGAATCGCATCGGCGAGAGCTTCGGCGGTGCGCTCAACGGGATGATCACCGGCGCGCAGACCTGGCGCAGCGCGTTGGCCAGCATCTTCCAGCAGGTGGCCGATGCCTTCCTGCAGCAGATCGTGATCCAGCCATTCCAGCAGTGGATCGCCATGCAGGCGCGGATGCTGGCGCTCAAGCTCGGATTCATACAGCAGGAGCAAAGCGTCGATGCGGCAGCCAGCGCCGCCAAGGTCGCACAAAAGAGCGCTGAAACCACTGCCGTGGTGTCGATGGATGCGGCCAAGGCCGGTGCCGGGGCGGCCGCCTCGCAGGCTTCGATCCCCATCGTTGGGCCGGGACTCGCGATTGCCGCCATGGTGGCCATGGTGGCCGCCGTGATGGCGTTGCTGGGCGGGATCAAGAAGTTCGCCGCCGGCGGCTTCGTCACGGGTCCCGGAACCGGCACCTCCGACTCCGTCCCGGCGCGGCTGTCGGCGGGCGAGTACGTGATCCGCGCCGCTGCCGTCAAGCGCGTGGGCGTGGCGTTTCTGGACGCCATCAACGGCCTGAAGTCTCCGCCCGGCTGGGATGGTCGGCGTCTGGCCTTCGCCGCCGGCGGGCTGGTGCCCGAGACGCCGCCCCCGCAACCGCAGGGCCAGGCGGTGCGCATCGTCAACGTCATCGATCCGGCGATGGCCGCCGATTACCTCAACTCGTCCTCGGGCGAGAAGACCATCCTCAACATCCTGCATCGCAACGCCGGCGCGGTGCGACAGGTCTTGCGCTAAAGGCAACGATATGGCGTTTGAAACAGGCACCGCCGACAACCATGTGGATCTCTTCGAACGACTCGTCACGTTCTTGAGCACCCGACTCGGGGCCACCGAGAACTGGCAGATACTCCGGTACACCGGGGTCTCCGAGATCGGCGCCAGCTCCTTCGTGGTCAACTGGGAACCCTGGACCGTCTTCAAGGGCCCGTACCACGCCCACGAGAACGGCTGGGCGACGGCTGTCGGGCAGCACGCCAACTCCTGGCTGCGCTGGAAGATGGTTCGGCCGTTCGACGTCACTCGGCTGAGACTGGTCGGCAGCGCCACCGCGAACCAGTCCCCCAGGGACTTCACCCTGCAATGGTCGGATGACGGGATCACTTGGACCAACCGGAAGGTCTTCACCGGCGTCACCTGGGCCTCCAACGAAACGAAGGAGTTCACGATCGATGGCACCTCGCCGGGGGCGAAGTCCCACTGGCGAATCTTCGTCACGGCCAACGGCGGCAACACGACCAGTACCGTCATCATGCAGGTGCTGCTGCCCGAATGGCAGATCTACCAGGACTTCAACCACGCGCGCCGGCCGGCGGTTTGGTTCAAGGCGCCGGGCACCTTCAACCCGTGCTACATCAACTTCCAGCTGTACGATCGCCCGACCAACGATTACTACAACATCGCCGTCACCGGCTGCACGGGCTTCGTTGGCGCCGCCCAGTTCGATGACCAACCGGGTGCACTCACCGCCATGGCGATCCCGTTGTGGAATCAGCCCATCCCGTATTGGTTCAGCGGTAACGGCCAGCGCGTCATCGTCTCGGCCAAGGTCGGCACGGCCTACCTCTCGTGCTACGCGGGGAAGATACTGCCCTTCGGCACTCCCCAGCAGTATCCCTACCCGCTGCTGATCGGGGCGCCGCTGCCGTCCGCCTCGGGGAGGCGCTACTCCGACAGCGCCGTGAACCTGCCCTACAAGGGCAATCGGACGACGCTGAAACTGCGCAGGACCGACGGATCGTGGATTGAGCCCCAGGCCTGGCCGTACTCGAAGACGACGACGTTCCGCGACACCAACGGCGCTTACCCCTTGCTGCCGATCACCCTGTACGACACGTCGAACACCTACGGCGTGCTCGATGGCGTCCATTTCGTCACCGGCTTCGGCAATGCGGCCGAGAACACGGTGACCGTGGGGACGGAGACCCACGTCGTCCTTCAGGACGTGACCCGCAATGGGCTGAACGATTTCTTCGCCATGAGGATTGCATGATGGCCTATCAGACCGGAGTGATCACCTCCGCTGCAGACCTGGTCGCAGTCATCAGGGACTTTGCAGTGGCCAACGGCTGGACGGCCAACGGCAGCGTGTTGAGCAAGGGCGGTACCTACATCCGTCTGACGGCGCCGAACGCTTCCGAGGTCCGCATCGAGGGGGCGAGAAACGGCAACTTCGTCGCGCCCGACCTGAGCGTGCGTCATTCCCGGATCCGCAACACCGCGTGGCCGGCCTCGGCCACCTATCACCTCGCGGCGTTCAACGACCCGGATACCGTCTGGTGCACGATCAACTTCGCCGTGACCACTCACCAGCACATCGGCTTCGGCACGGTCGAGAAGTATGGCAACTGGGCCGGCGGCGGATGGTTTCACGCCCAACATACGCCAGCGTCAGCCGATGGCAACGTGGGCTCTCGGATCGATGGCTGGCAGTACCCCTTGTATTGGAGCAGCCCGAGAGAGTGTGCGCTCTTCTGGAGCCCATTCAAGCCCGACCAGGAAAACGCCGCCAGCAGCTTGCACTGTGAGCTCCGGGGACATGTCTGGGAACCCCCAATCAATAACACTGCGATCGGCGTGCATTGCCCGACCATCATGTCACCGATTCACAAATACAACCCGAACCAATTCAACGGACAGACGGTGCTCACGCCATTCCTGCTCTTCTTGCAGAACGCCGACGGCCATTACATGAGCATCGGCCACGTCGGTCATCTGCGCTTTGTCCGGCTGATCAACTACAACCCGGGCGACGTGATCGAGTTGGGCACAGACCGTTGGAAGCTCTTTCCCTGGCACATCAAGGATGCGGCCTATCCCGACGGAAACTGCGACAGCACCGGGCTCCTGGGGGTCGCCGTGCGCTACGACGGGCCGTAGCCATGCCTACCCTCATCGGATTCGCCCCATCGGCCTTCCTTCAATGGACGAGGGATCACCTTAATGTGGTTGCGCTGGATCAGCTGGGGGACGCGCTCTACGAGCATCGGCGCGCCTCCGAGATCAGTGTCGGGCGATTCGGACCCCTGACCAATCTCGCACCGGTGGAGAGCAATCCCCGGTCGCTGACGGGCACAGTCGCGCGCAGCTTCACTGAGGACTACTATTACCGGGTCCATGTGCGACCGAGCCGAATTAATCTCGGCAATACGATGTCGGTACAGACCCGAGATGTGGAAGTCTGGAACGCGTGGTTCGAGCCCAACGCGCTCGCAGCGATCCATGCCACCAACGCCGAGGGCATGACCCTGTCCGGTCCCTCGGTGCCGCCGACCAGCTTCGGACCGCTCGAGTCCCGGATCTATGTGCTGTCGGTCACGCCGAACGGGCCGCCCGTCGTCGATGCCGCATTCCGCTTCGACTTCGCGCTCGATGACCCGATCCTGCGGGCATTGGGGCGTCGAATCGTCGGCTGGGTCTTCGCGCCGGATTGGAGCGAGCCCGTCATCGAGCGGCTGGAGTGGATGACCGACGTGATGGAGTCCCATGTCGGCGTCGAACAGCGGGTTCGCCTACGTGAATATCCCCGGCGCCACTTCGAGTACCGCGTACTGCTGGGCTCCGATCAGGCGCGCGTGCATATGGAAAATCGACTGATTTCCTGGCAGGCCAGGGTTTACGGCCTTCCCGTCTGGACCGATGCCTCGATCACCGCCAGCGCCATCCCGGCCGGAGCGACGAGCCTCGCCGTTTCGACGGAGAACAAGGATTTCGTGGTCGGCGGCATCGTGGGGCTGGTGAATGGGCTGCACTCCGAGTTCGCCGAAATCACCGCCGTGACCGCGAACTCGGTGACGCTCAATGATCCGATCGCCAACGACTGGCCCGCTGGCACGAAGATCGTTCCCATTCGATACGCCCGTGTCCAGAACGACCTGGGCGTGGCTTACCTGACCGACGCGATCGCGGCCTCCCGACTCCAGTTTCAGCTGGAGGACGAATGGCCGATCGCCCCCATGCCCGAGCTTCCTGACTACCTCGGCTATCCGGTTCTGCTCACGCCGCCCAACTGGACGGAAGATCTGCAAGGCGAGTTCGGGCGCAAGTGGCGCGAACTGGATTACCTGACCGGCCGTCGGGCGGTGGACGACCTGACCGGCCTGGCACGGATACGGCGCTTGCACCGCTGGCTGCTTGTAGGCCGGGCGGAGATTGCGACATTCCGGTCATGGCTGGCCGCTCGGGCCGGCAAGCTCAAACCATTCTGGCTACCGAGCTTCCAGTCCGACATCAAGGTAATTGCTCCAGTCGGCGGCACCGACGCCTTTCTGACCGTGGAGAACCGCGGCTATGCCGAGGGGCCGGTGGCGGCGGTCGGCCGGCGCGATCTCCTGATCACCACCGTTTCGGGGGCGAGGTTCTATCGCCGCATCACCGCCGCCTCCGAGATCGATGCCGCGAGCGAGATGGTCGCGATCGACGGCACGCTCGGCACCACGCTGCAGCCCAACCAGTTCCGGCAGATCTCCTTCATGCAGCTGGTTCGGCTGGACACCGACAACGTGGAGATCGCACACATCACCGACGAGGTGGCCGAGGTCGTGCTGCCCTTGCGAAGCCTCCGGGACGACCTATGAGCTACGCAGACCGGGAGGTTTCGAGAGACGCCGCCAGCCCAGTAGAACTCTATGAGTTCCGGCGTGGTTCCAGTGTCTGGCGCTACACCAGCGCATCTCAGGATCTCGACTACAAATCGTTTGCGTATACAGCCGTGCCGCTCAAGCGCGGGAGCATCGAGCAGACCAACGAGATTGGTCGAGCGGGTCTGCGAATTACCCTGGACCGGGGCGTCGAAGTCGTCGGTGAGTTCATCGCGACCCCGCCGTCCGAGGTGATGTTGCTGACGGTGTATCGGCAGCACCGCGGTGACCCCGAGACGGCGGTGGTCTGGATGGGGCGCGTGCTCAACGCGGAATGGCGGGGCTCCGAGGTCGAGCTCAACTGCGAGCCGGTCTACACGAGCCTGCAGCGCACCGGGCTGCGGCGGCTGTATCAGCGCAACTGCCCGCACGTACTCTACGGCGGTCTCTGCCAGGCGAGCCCCATCGTCCATCGGGTGCCTGGAACGGTCTGGTCCATCGCCGGAACGGTCGTCAGCGTGCCGGCCGCCGCCGGTTTCCCGCCCGGCCATTTCGCCGGCGGTTTCGCCACCTGGCCGGCCAGCGGCATCACCGAGAAGCGGATGATCGTGGCCCATTCGGCCGACAGCATCACCCTCGCGGCGGTGCCGCCGGGGCTCTCGGTCGGCGCGACGATCGTGCTCTACCCAGGTTGCGATCACACCCTGAGCACCTGCGAGAACAAGTTCGGCAACAGCGCCAACTTCGGCGGGTTTCCATTCATTCCGACCAAGAACCCCTTCGGGGGGAGTCCGATTTACTGAGGGTGACTCATGCCGTGGACGCAAATCGTCGTCTGGATCGTCACGGCGCTGATCCAGTATGCTCTCGCGCCAAAGCCGCCCAAGCCACAGGCCGCCGAGCTCAAGGACTTCGATGCGCCGACCGCCGACGAGGGGCGTCCGGTGCCAGTGGTATTCGGCACTGTGCTGGTAAAGAGCGCGAACGTCGTCTGGTACGGCGATCTGCGCACGACGCCGATCAAGTCGAAGGGCGGCAAGAAATGAACGTCCTGATCGTTACCCATGCCGACATGCGTTCCCTCGGGTACTGCAACCGTGGCGCGCGGGAATGGTTCACCCGTCACAGGCTCGACTGGTCGCGTTTCATCGACGAGGGTCTGCCCGCGGACGTGTTGCTCGCCACCGGCGACAGCATGGCCCAGGACGTGGTGCAAGTGGCCACCCGACGGATGAATGCCGGGGGAGAGGATGGGCGGTAGAAGCAAGAGCGTCACGGTCGGCTATCGCTACTACTTGGGCATGCATCTGGCGATCTGCCATGGGCCGGTCGACGCCGTCACCGAGATCCAGGTCGGCGAGAGGCAGGCCTGGAGTGGCAATCTCACCACGAGTGGGCGCATCACTATCAATGCACCGGAACTTTTCGGCGGCGAGAAGCGAGAGGGCGGCATTTCCGGCTCAGTTGACGCTGCATTTGGCGAGGCTGGTCAGGCGGCGAATGACTATCTCGTCTCAAAAATCGGTGCACCACAGCCGGCATATCGAGGGCTTCTGAGCCTGATCCTGCGCCAGGTCTACATCGCGGCCAACAATCCTTACATCAAGCCGTGGGCCGTCCGCGTCAAACGCTGCTTCCGCGACTGGTACTCAGCAAAGGCGGAGATCAACGGCGCGGCCAACCCAGCGCACATCGTCTACGAATGCCTGACGAATGCCGCCTGGGGCATGGGATATCCAACGGCCAGCATCGACGATGCGAGCTTCCGGGCGGTCGCCGATACGCTCTCGTCCGAGGGATTCGGGCTGAACCTGGTCTGGCTGCAGCAGAGCACGATCGAGCAGTTCGTCAAAGAGGTGATGGACCATATCGGCGGTGTGCTCACGACGTCACCGTCGACGGGACGCTTCGTCCTGAAGCTGGTACGGGCGAACTACACCGTAGCGACGCTCCCCATCCTGAATCCGGACAACGTCATCGAGCTGGAGAGCTTTCAGCGCGCGGCGTGGGGCGAGACGACCAACGAGATCGTGCTCATCTATACCAGGCCGGACACGTTCAAGGAAACCAGCATCACGGTGCAGGACCTGGCCAACATCCAGGCCCAGGGCGCGGTGGTGTCGCAGACGCGGCGCTATCCCGGCATCACCTCCGATGCCCTGGCCGCCCGCGTGGCGATGCGCGATCTGGCGGCGGTATCGACGCCGCTCGCCAAGGTGCGGCTGAAGGTCAATCGACGGGCCTGGAGTCTGACACCCGGGGACGTGTTCCGGCTCTCCTGGCCGACGCTCGGCATCAAGAACCTGGTGATGCGCATCGCCGCCATCGACGGCGGCACGCTCACGCAGGGGGCGATCAGCATCGACGCGGTCGAGGATGTCTTCGGTCTGCCGCAGGCGAGCTATACGACGCCGCAACCGCCGGGGTGGGCCGATCCGGTGCCGGCGCCTTCGGCGGCGACGCCGCGACGCCTCGTCGAGGCGCCGTACTGGGACATCGCCCGCGCCATGACCGCGTCGGAACTCGCTTACCTGGACGCCACAGACTGCTATCTGCAGACCCTTGGCGGCCGCCCCGCGCCAGGGGCGCTGAACTATGCCCTGTACAGCAAGACGAACTCGGCCACGACCTACAACGAGCGCGGCCAAGGCGAGTTCTGCCCCACGGCGGTTCTCGCCACCAGCCTTGCGCAAGAGGTGACCAGCACGACGACCTACAGCGACGAACTCGACATCGATCTGGTCGCAACCGGGAGCTATGCCTACATCAACGACGAGGTCGTCCTGGTCACGGCCATCAATAGGACCACGCGGAGCCTGACCCTGACCCGTGGCGTCATGGATACCGTGCCAACCAGCCACGCAGCCGGCAGCCGGATCTGGTTCGCCGATGGCGCGCAGGGCGTCGATCCGACCGAGTACGCCGTCGGCGAAAAGGTGGACGCACGCCTCCTGACGGTCACGGGCAAGGGTACGCTGGCGCTGGCATCGGCTCCGACGGATTCCTTGGTGATGAACCGGCGGCAAAACCGACCCTACCCACCGGGCAACGTCAAGATCAACAACGTGGCCTACCCGGCAGTCGTCAAGGGTGACCTGGTCATCTCCTGGGCTCACCGTGACCGGCTGAGCCAGACGGCGACTCTGGTGCCCCAGACCAACGGCAACATCGGCCCCGAAGCCGGCGTGACCTACACGCTGCGCATCTACGGGGAAGCGGGCAGCCTGCGGCGCACCTATACCGGGCTGACCGGCACCAGCCAGAACTACACATTGGCGGACGACACCGCTGATTCCGGCCTTGGCCGACCCAACGCCGCGCTGCGCATCGAGCTAGAATCCAACCGCTCGGGCGTAATCAGCATGCAGAAGCACTCGATCGCATTCGAGCGCGCAGGCTACGGCCTGCGCTATGGCCAATACTACGGAGGTATCTGATGCCCGCAGTCACCGATCCGAACCTTGGACTCAATTACGGCTGGACACTCGGCGAAAGCGCCTGGGCCGCCGGCATGGACGCCAACCTGAAGCGCCTGGGCGCCGTCGTCAGCCTGTCGGTCAAAGACCGCGACCTGACCACGCCACCGACCAGTCCCGCCAACGGCGATCGCTACATCGTCCCGGCAGCGGCCACCGGCGTCTGGGCGGGTCGCACCGATCAGATAGCGGTGCGCGTTGCGGGCGTTTGGGAGTACCACGCCCCCAAGATCGGCTGGCTCTGCTACGTGGAGGACGAATCCGTGCTCTCCGTCTACAAGTCCACCGGCTGGAGCGCCGGCGTTCCCATCTGACCCGCACCTCGTCCTTCAGTGCGAGCGCTCCATAGAGCGCTT